ATAGCATATAATGATGGATTAGGCAACGAATTTTCTAACAAAATTGCAGAATTAAAAAGCTCACCCAGTCCTAGCGTAATTATAAAATCAGTTCGAGGATTAAACCAGGCATTTAACAATGCAATAACTGCTAATGGTAATAAATACGAAATAACAATTCGTGAAAACGATCCAAGCAACGAATACAAATATTATTTTTTAGTAGGAAACAAGTTTTTTACACTTGTAGATGGTGATGGTGAAATCTTTGATATTGGAGATGACGGATTTCTGGATAACGCACAAGGTAATAACCTTTCTGCGGATTATTCTGCAGAGGATGAATTGAGATTTTTAGATGGTTTTGAGCCTTCCGTTGTGCTTGAAAAGCTAGGAAAAGGTAATAGTAATAGTTCCGACCCGTCTGGCGGTGAGGCTTGGGCCGAATTTCACTTTATTCCAGTCGGCGAACCAAATCTTGTCAAAATACCTAAGATTGATGGATCGGGAATAAGTGCAAATAGGTCGCTCAATGAAATATTTTTGAATGCGGGAGTACTAGGTAATGTAAATACTGACGGTGAAAGGGAATTAGAATTTGGAGTTCTAAATCCAGCTGCAACAAATTACACACCAAATGCACTTTATAGTGATATCAATATAGAACCAGAGTTTGATTGGACAGGAGATCCAAGAAAAACAGGTACATTATCACCAGGTGGACTTTGGAGATGGAGTGGTGATGCGGAAATTGGTTGGGAATATCAAGGTGTCACTCCCATACAATACTCATATAGAAGGCCAGCAGAACCTTGGGTAAGAACAACTAAATCAAATGAATGGGAAAGATTAAGTGTAAGTATACCAGTCAGAGATAATTGGCTTTTAAGTTCTACAAGTCCTTGGCAAATATACTTTGAAGGGCACGACATTTCAGAAGAAGAAACTGATACTTTTGGGATAACGTGGATTGACAATGTTGATGTCAGATTTGAGTTTGTAGGACAATCTACAACTCAAGAGGTTCTGAAACCTTACGTTGCTCAAATAAAATCTGTTAGTGATGACGGTAAAATTATTACAACTAATAAAACATTTGAAGACGGTGCAAACGAAGTCAGTGAAGACGATGAACCAGCAGAAGCCTTTTACAACGGTGGAAACAATGATGGAGTTTATAGTAGCTATCAAAGTGAATATTTGGTATTTAATCCAAGAGAACTAAGAACATATATAAAATATCAAAATCAATTTTTCCTTACCACTAATTTCAGACAGGATAGAAGTGCAGTCAGTAACTATCCTTATTCGATTGTATTTAAACTTTATGACGCATTACCAGATAACATAAATAGATTTGACGAAGTTACTTTTGTGAAAGAAATGGTAGAACCTTCTGTTGAAACTATGAGGGTTGTAGATTTTATACCAGAAGAAACTGGTGATAGAGTTTTAAGAAGTCCAAATCTTAATAATGCAGAAAGTGGTTTGATTAAAAGAACAACAAATTTCAAAACAGAAAATGATATACTTACATCGGATAAAACTATTTCTGATTTACTTAGAAACCAATTTCTATCACAAAGTATTGATAGTGTTGAATTGAATGTAGATTATTCAAATTACAATAATTTTATCAATTTCAGTTCTGTAGAACAAAGACTAAGAAACTTTCAATATAAATTAACTCAAATAGAAACATACAATACTTTGAGTGGTTCTCTCACTGATGACAGTGGCTCTTTGAAAGATATTAAAAATTGGGAATCACAAATAAGTGATATAAAAAATAACTTCGATGGATTCGAAAAGTATATGTATTATGAAAGCTCATCTTACATAACAAGTTCTTTAGGAGAGTTTTATGATAATAGTTGGCCAAAAGTTTCAGGAGATGGTTCAGTACGTTCACCATATGTCCTAGCACATACAACTTCTTCTGAAGGATTGAATTGGTTCAACGAAAACATAACCTCCGCATCATTGTATGATGAAGAGAATATAAACAAACTTAGCACATTACTACCTGACCACATCAAGTTTGACACAAACAACGAAACTTACATTAAGTTTACGGATATGGTCGCACATCACTTCGATAATATTTGGTTGTATATAAAATCGATGGGCGACGTTTATGACAGAAGAGAAAAATTGTCAGAGGGTATACCTAAAGATTTACTGTATTCAATTGGTCGTTCTTTAGGGTGGACGCTAGATGATGGGAAAGATTTAGTTTCATTACCAAGATTTTCTACGGGTGCAGAAGTAACAGGTTCGTCTTTTTCAGATTTTTCTGCGACAAAAGAAAAAGATTTATCAAGAGAGATTTGGAGTCGTATCATAAACAACATGCCTTTCTTTCTCAAGCACAAGGGAACTATAAAAGCATTAAAAGGTTTGATAAATATTTATGGTATTCCATCTACTATACTAAGAGTAAAAGAGTATGGTGGTCCCGATGTACCCAATGACTCTACACCACAGTTTGAAATTAGAAGAAAATTTACTAAGGCATTGGATTTCAGAGGTGGACAGTTTGTGACTACACCGTGGTCAGGTAGTCTAACTAACACCAATAGAAAGCCAGATAGTGTTGAATTCAGATTTAGAGCGGCAACAGGTTCAAACCAAATATTAGTAGAAAAAAAGGGTAATGATGCTTCATCAAGTTTCTTTATTAGATTAAAAAATAATAATTCAAATGATAACTATGGATATGTAGCTTTTCAATTGAGTGGTTCTGATGGATTGAAAGAAGTTTCATCATCAAACTTTCCTGTTTACGATGGAGACTTCTATTCTGTAATGCTGAGAAGAACATCAGGTTCAGATGCTTCTAATGTGTCACAATCTTTCCAATTGGCAGTTGGTAAGTACGACGCGGGTAGAAGTAAGATACAGTTGTATTCAGCGGTAACTATGTCTACAGATATTGCTGCATCATCATCTTACAATCTTGCATATGCAAATGATGGTTTGATATACATTGGTGGTAGTACAGACAATGCGTTAGTTGGTGAACAATTAAGTGGTTCGATTATGGAATATAGACATTGGACTGAAACTTTGGGAGTAAAACATTTTAAAAATCATATTGCAAATCCTCAGGCTTACGATGGTAATAGTGTTTCATCTTCATATGAAAATTTAGTTCTAAGATATTCATTCAATGATAATAAAAATTTATTTACCGATGTTGAAGGTATCAGAGATATCAGTTCTCGAGCTACAACTACAGTTTCCGGTTCTCATAGCGGATTCTCAGGAAATTTTTACAGAAATGTTGTTGATGAAACTAAAACAAATATTCCGAGTATAGGTGGATTAAGAAGAGTTACTAACAAAATTAGAATTGAATCGAATCCGATAAAAGAAGGTGAAACTTTACAGAGAACAAAAAGAGCAACTGTCAGTCAATATGATAGAGCTCCAAATGATTCTAATAAAGTTGGTATCTATTTTGCACCTACGGATGTTATCAATAATGATATAATAGACTCTGTTGCAGATTTAAACTTTGACAACTATTTGGGTGACCCACGAGATGTTACAGAAACAAGTTACAGAGGTTTGAATTATGTTGTCGATAACTATTGGAAAAAGTATACCTCGCCAAATAATTTTTGGGATTATATAAGGCTGCTAAAATATTACGACCAATCTCTATTTCCTCAACTCAAAAAATTGATACCGGCAAGAAGTAAATCAAATGTAGGGTTGTTAATTGAACCTAATATATTGGAAAGACCAAAAGTAGTAAAAACTCGAAAAGCATCTGCTAGTAATTTGTACTTGTCATCATCTATTGATATAACTCAAGATTTTGTTTCAATCACGTCTTCATATAATACTGGTATAGCTGTTGATTCCTACACATCATATGATGGTTTAATAAAAATGTACTCTGATGAAACCGGTGTCAGTGTAATCGACTCATCAGGTTCCTATAATACGCAGGAAGGAACTATTAGTGAATTGAAAGATAGGAATTTTAGAAAGACTATTTGGAGTGAATTAGGAACCGGCTTTTACATAACTTCTTCGATTACTCAAGGTGATACATTATACGCGGAAGTATTACAACCTAATATCACAGGTTCAAGAATATATGGTAACAATCAAAAATTAATGAAGATTTATAATACAGCTATAAGTGCGTCTTTAGGATTGGCGAGTTCTTCATCTTTTAAAAATGTAGATTTAGATAATTTAGTAGAACAATGTCAAGCAAAATTTAATTCCTACTACGCAGGTGTAAAAAATACGGAGAGCACTACAATAGATAGTGGACCTCCTGTTGAAATAACTATAACTTCCCCAACAAAATTAATTACCCAAGTAGGTGGGGATTCAACTTTGAAGACAAAGGGTGAAAGTAAAACTACTAAATTCAAAAGAAAAGGTAAGGTAACTAAAGGAAGCTCGAAATTGGGAAAGAAAGGTAGAATTGCTAAGGCAACAGGAGAGGATACCGATGATGTCATTTTACCAAAAAATGATTCAAAAGACCCTCCACTAATCAATTAATTTAACTAAAAATTAGAAAGGCTTATATTTATATATGACTCAAAAAACTAATATAATATCTTAGGAGTATAACAATGGGATTTCTCAATAATACAACAATAACAGTTGATGCTATTTTAACTAAAAAAGGTCGAGAGTTACTAGCACAAGGAACAAACGCATTTAACATAACAAAATTTGCATTATCTGATGATGAAGTTGATTACAAACTATGGGATGTCACACATCCAAATGGAAGTGATTACTATGGTAGTGTAATCGAAAACATGCCAATACTTGAAGCATTACCTGATGAAAATCATGTGATGAGATATAGGTTAGTAACTTTACCAAAATCAACATCAAGAATGCCCTTTTTAACATTGAATCCCGCATCAGTCACATTTTCAGCAGGTGGTGGATTAAATCAACCACCGGTGATAATAAATGGTACGACTTCTAATGTAGATGACAATAGTTACACATTTATACTCCACGATCAAACAGTCGTAAAAATGGAAATCGCAACTGGTGCTGGAGCAGGTGCTCCAGGTGCTACTACTCCTTTCTTTTTAGGTGACGATGATGCACCTAATAGTGATACAGTTGTCGCAAAGAGTGTTCGTATATCACTTATACCATTGAGTGCAAACACTCCTGTTGGTGGTAAAGCAACTCAATTAACTGTAATTGGAAATGATACAGGTGCAACATCATCGATAACAATTACAAATAGAGTTAGAGTTGCAACAGAAACAGTTGCAATAGATTAAGGAGTAAACAATGTCAATATATAAAATATTTGATTCCAATAATGATATAATAACAAACATCAAAGATACAGTTTCTTCTGGTATGTGGGAGAATGGTTCTGGTACTTTGACATCATTTTTTACATCATCAACACAATCAGGTAGTAGTGGTACACACTATTTCGATGTATATGGTACAAATCCACAATCGGATAGTACGGCTAAACCACAATTTTCCATAGCATACGGACATTTAAATGGAAGTGGATCTAAAGGTGCACTTGGTGTTGATGGGAATAGAGCATCGGCTACCATATATAGACAGTTAGCAAATACATTACTAGGACCAACAGAAAGACAATTTACATTTGCAGGTTCTGGTGATCATATAACACCAAAATATGTTTATGCGATATCAATCGGTAGAGAATTTTTAAGAGAGAAAATGGATCCAGGTAATTGGGAATTACAGATATCATCAAGTTATTCTGGACTTGCAGCTGGTCAACAACTTATCAAACTTATTGACGATAGTGGAGCTACTACAGACCCAACCGTTAATCAAGGCGGTAGAGTATTTAATATTGTAAGTGGTTCTATTGCAAGTGGAACTGCTGTGACTGATACAACAGCCGCAAATCAACCAGGCGGTGCATATGGATTGTTTTATCCTGATTTGGGTATATTAATTTTAAACGGCCCTGTTTTAAATGCATCGGCATCATTAGGAACTGTAACAACAAGTAATACCAACGGTGATAACAATAATAAGTTCTTCGAAAAATTATCTGGTGGTTCAAAGTTTCAGGCCAGACGTGAAGAAGTCATCACCTCACAGCATTACTTTGTGAGAGCTGGAAACCAGGAATTTAATTTTAGTTCTAATCCTACTTTTGCAACAGCATCAGATGGTTCATTTACAGTACCAACCTTTTTAAGAAATCCCAAATCTTTTATAACTCAGGTTGGATTATATAATGATGCTAATGAACTACTTGCAGTTGCTAAACTAAGTAAACCACTTTTGAAATCCTTTTCGAGAGAAGCACTAATCAAAGTAAAACTTGATTTCTAAATAGGAGAGTCAGGTCATGTTCAAGCGACTCGAGCCTGAGAATGTAAGAATAACACCTTTTAAGGCTTACAAAGAGTTTACTGTCACTGATGCAGATAGTAATAGTAATGTTTATAATTTCAGAGCGATAAGTGGTAGTAAATCAAACTTTTTGGATACAAACGCCAGCCTAACTTCATATCCATCTGCTTCTTTTTACCACACACCTTCTTGGTATTTAATAAACAATTTGTATTACAAACAAAAAGATGGTTCAACAAAGAGAACATATGAACAGACAAATCCATTTGATAATTTTGGGCAAAACAGTGATAAGCAATATAGGTTCCTACACACATCAGCATCTGTAATCTCAATACCACAACAATTATTTGGTGAACGAATTAAACCATCATCAGTAGAATTAACCGATGATTCGACATCTACAACTATAGTGTTGAAAGACGATGGTCATGGAAATCTTTATGACAATGCATATTCATCATCCTACGTGAAATTTAAAAGTGGTAGTTTTACAAATGGTAAGTTTGATTTTGGCGAGATAACGTCTACAACTGGTTCTGTAGTTGGAAATGTTTTTTATGAGCACGGTGTCTTTGTTATAACTGATACTGGTAGTCGTTATATTGATATTGGAACCGGAACGGGTTCAGATGGATATTCGTTAAAATACAAAGCTACCCAAACCATATATGAGCACGAATACACTTGTGTTATAAGCGAAAATGAATTCAATGGAACTATGAACATATCTGCTACTCAAGATAGAAGTGGTAGTATATCTGTATCAGGTTCGGAGAGTTGGAAGTTATTTCCACCAGGTGACGCTTTATATAGCAGTGGTTCTTATAAACACTCTTATCAGGCAAGTAACTATTATGAAAATTTTGTAACACATTCTGAATTCAATCCATATGTAACTAGAGTAGGTTTGTATAATGATTTCAATCAATTAGTTGCTGTTGGTTCACTTTCTTCACCTGTAAAAAATGATAAAGATATAGCATTGAGTATTGTTGTGAGGTTTGATGCGTAATGGGTAAGTTTAGAAAAATGATGGAAAGTTCTTTTTTGATTGAAAGAATAGATTATGTAGATACTGCAAAACAACTAATAAAACAGTATGGACTAAAATCAAAAGTAAAAGTGGGAACAGGAAAAAACTTTGGTGAATATGTTCCTGAAACCGATACTATCACATTAAGGCCTTCATACAAATCAACGAAAGATTTTCTGATGACAATACTACACGAAATTGGACACGCACTTGATGCAAAAAGAATTGGAGTGAAGAAATACATTAAAAAGTATGTACAAGCCGGCACGATGGCTGCTTACGATGGATTAGATCCACATGATGACAATAAATGGGAAGAGAAGGCCGAAAGATTTGCAAGAAAAGAATTATCTAAGTGGTTGTAAAATAAATTTGTATTTAAGATAATTTCTTTATATATATTATTAATGTTAACATTATATTTGGTTATAAAAAATTCTGATAGGTTTTTTATTAAAATCTTTGTGTCCTAAATATAAAATTAAAATTAAGCATTTAATAATTAGCAAGCAAAAGCAAGCAAAGCATTATGAAAACAAGAAGCGCTAAAAATAAAGGCAAAAGGCTTCAAAATAAAGTTAAAGAACTTTTACTTGAATCATTTAACGAATTAGAAGAAGATGATATTCGTTCAGCTATTATGGGTGAAACTGGTGAGGATATTAAATTGTCTCCAGCTGCCCGTAAACTTATACCGTACTCATTCGAGTGTAAAAATCAAGAGAAACTAAACATATGGGATTCTTTAAATCAAGCAGAAGAAAATAGTGGTGATTACGATCCTATACTGATATTTAAAAGAAACAGAAGTAAAACATATGCTGTTTTAGAAATAGAAAAATTTATAGAGTTAATTAATGCAAGTAGTAAATCTTCTAAATAGAGTAGTAGGTAACAGAGGTAGGTCACTACAGAAAATAGATGAGTGGATGTGGTGGTCTCCTTTTATACACCACCATAAACCAAAGTTACAGATAAATGTAAAAACAGGTAAGTGGCATTGTTGGGTTTCTAATAATGGTGGTCATAACTTATTTCAATTATTCAAAAAATTAAAAGCAACACAAGAACAATTTGACGAATTATCAGAATTATTCAAAGATGTAAGAAGATATAAAAAGGTAAAAGAAGAAAAGAAGATTTGTCAACTTCCAAAAGAATTTAAGAGTTTATTAAATAAAGAAGATACTATAACTAAACGACACGCACTAGCACATCTTAAGAAAAGAAAGATTGACAAGAAAACAATATTAAGATATAATATTGGATATTGTGAATCTGGTTTATATGAAAATAGAATAGTAGTACCAAGCTATGATTCTGGTGGTAATTTGAATTACTTTATTGCAAGAAATATTTTTGATGGTGGTATGAAATACAAAAATCCACCAGTATCAAAAGATGTAGTCGGGTTCGACTTGTTTATTAATTGGGATGAACCGATTGTATTGTGTGAAGGTGTGTTTGACGCGATAGCCGTAAGAAGAAATGCTATACCTTTGTTTGGAAAGACTATACCAAAAAGTGTTATGAAGAAAATTTTTGAAAAAAGAGTCGAAAGGATATATATATTACTAGACAGTGATGCGTATTGGGATTCAATTGAGATGACCGATATACTGATGAGAAATGGTATAGACGTAAATTTTATAAAACTAGAAGAAAAAGACCCTTCTGAAATTGGTTTTAGAAAAGTTATTGATATTCTAAAACAATCTAAAAAAGTTTCTTTTTCTGATTTAATAAGGATGAAGTTAGATGGTAAATCCGAAAAACATTTGGAAGTATGGTGAGGATGAATGGAAAGTTCATATAGATGATTCAGATATGAGTAAAAAAATATGTGATGAATTGAACTTGAGCAAGTCAACTTTCTATTATGAAAACGGTGATTTGTCAAAAGAAACTTCGTGTGATTTTATAGTCAGTAAAAAAGAACTTACAAAAATTAAAAAGTTATTGAAGGATAATACTTGATTAAAGAAAATGTTGTTAAAGTACCTTTTCGTAAACTAAAATACATACATCATATTTCGGATATTCAAATCCGAAACCTCAAGCGACATAAGGAATATGAAGAAGTATTTGAACGCACTTACGAAGAAGTAAAAAAACATAAAGATAATGCCGTAGTCTATATTGGTGGTGATATAGCACACTCTAAAACCGAAATGTCGCCTGAGTTAGTCGACCAGTTATCACGATTATTTAAGAATCTATCAGATATCTGTCCTACGATATTAATCGCGGGTAATCACGATTGTAATCTAAATAATCGTTCTCGTATGGATGTTCTTTCTCCGATTGTGAATAACTTACAGCATCCCAATTTACATTACCTAAAGCACAGTGGTGTGTACAAATGTGCTGATGTAAAATTCGTTGTATGGGATGTATGGGAAAAAGAAGACGACTACATTGAGGCCAAAGACTTTGAGGGTGATACAAAGATAGTTCTCTTTCATGGAACAGTTGATAAGTCAGAAACAGACTTAGGTTTTCATCTACCATCAGATGTGAAAATATCTAAGTTTAAAGGTTACGATTTGGGATTGCTAGGTGACATCCACAAAAGACAGCATCTCAATAAAAAAGAAACCATATCTTATTGTGGTTCTCTGGTTCAACAAAATCATGGAGAAGGGTTGAGCCACGGTTATTTATTGTGGGATGTTCCAAAGAGAAAATCTGAGTACATAGAGATACCAAATGACTACGGCTATTATACAATTGACATTGAAGATGGTAAGGTGCCGGACTGTCCTGATATACCGAAAAAGGCTAGATTAAGAGTCAGGGTATCTAATACGACACCATCACAATTGAAGAAGGCTATGACTCTGATTCATAGTCAATATGGAATCAAAGAAGTTTCGGTAACAAGAACAGATTCACTTACATCATCAGAAAAGGTGAGAGGACAAAGAATTACAGTAGGTGATATAAGAGATGCTGATTATCAATATGGTTTAATAGAAGAGTATTTAAAACAAAATCATTATGTAGACGACGCGACACTTCTTGATATCAAAAAGATAAATAAAGAGTTGAATACTCTATTACCTGCTGATGACTATAATCAAAGAGGAATAACGTGGGATGTAAAGAAGTTTGAATTTGACAATATGTTTAGTTATGGAGAAAATAATATTGTTGATTTCACAAAATTAAATGGTATCGTTGGGATATTTGCTCCTAATGCAAGTGGTAAATCTTCCTTATTAGATGCACTTTCATTCTGTTTATTCGATACATCTTCTCGAGCTTACAAAGCACTAAATGTTTTAAACAGTAAGAAAGATAAATTTTATTGTAAGGCTACTTTAGAAGTCGATGGGTGCGAATACTTTATAGAAAGGAGAGGTAAGAAACAGAGAAATGGGCATGTAAAAGTTGATGTGGACTTTTGGACATACGATGATGCTGGTGAGAAATTATCTCTGAATGGAGACCAAAGACGAACAACCGATGTAAACATTCGTAAGGTAATTGGAACATATGAAGATTTCATTATGACTGCTCTTTCTTTACAAACAAACTCTACGGTGTTTATAGATAAAACACAAAAAGAAAGAAAAGACTTACTAGCACAATTTATGGGTATTGGTGTTTTCGACCAATTATACAATCTTGCATCAGATGAAATATCCGATGTTAGTTCACTGTTGAAATCTTTTAAGAATGCAAGTTACGATAAAGAACTTGCTGACATCAAACAATCATTGACTGAAACTAGAGCTGAGTCGAGAAATCTTAGTAAACAGAAAACAGAAAAAGTAACAGATAAAAAGAAAATTGATAAAGACATTATTACATTAACTAAAAAATTAAAAAAGATTGACAATTCTGCACAAAACATAACTAGGTTAGAGGAAGAAAAGCAAAGACTAACAAATGAACTGTCAGATGTCGATACGAAAGTTGGTAAATTAAAAACTCTTTCTGAACAGTATAAAGTTGAAGAAACAGAACTAACAGAGAAGATAAACATATACAAAGAAAATGAGATTGACAAAAAATTTGCACAATTAGAACAGTACAAATTAGAAAAAAATAATAATCAGATTGAAATAGATAAACTTAAAATCGAAGTTCAAAATAAGCTTGACAAAATAAATAAATTGGGTAACTTAGAATATGATCCTGATTGTTCTTATTGTATGAGTAATCCTTTCACTTTAGATGCTATGGAAACTAAAAAGAAACTGAATGAAGATAAAGACTTAGCAGATAAATTTGTAAAGAAGTCAGACAAATTAGAAAGTATAATAAATGGTTTAGCACATATTACTAAACATAAAGAGCAAATGGATGAGTGTATTCAGAGTTTTAGTTTGTTGACTTCTAATATTAGTAAAGTGGACAGTGACCAAAAACTCACCAAAGAGAAAAAGAAAAATCTAATAAATCAATTGGCTACCATAGAAGATAAAATAAATCTTTATCACGAACAAGAAAAAGATATAAAGTATAACGTAGAGCTTCAAAAACAAATCGATGATAGTGAAACAAACTCTGAATCTTTAGAACAAACCATAAATGATTTAGACGATAAATTACAAACTGTAAATGGTGAGATAAAGGTATTAGAAACCAATCGTAGAAATATAATGTCTAACATTAAAAAGGTTGAAGAGCTGGAAGATAAATATGCTGCGTATCAATATTATATGGATGCTGTAAAAAGAGATGGTATACCATACGAACTAATATCTAAAGCGATACCAACTATCGAAGGTGCCGTCAATGATATATTATCACAGATTGTAGACTTCTCTATGATATTAGAAATGGATGGTAAGAACATTAATTGTTACATAGTATACGATGATGATAATGTATGGCCTTTAGAATTATCTAGTGGTATGGAACGATTTATCTCCTCTCTAGCCATGCGTGTGGGACTGATAAACGTATCTAACTTACCAGCTCCTAACTTCTTAGCAATCGATGAGGGTTGGGGAACAATGGATAGTGATAATTTAAACTCTGTGTATAACTTATTTCAGTATCTAAAATCACAATTTCAGTTTACTATGATTGTTTCTCACATAGATTCTATGAGAGATGCCGTAGATACCCTATTAGAGATAAAGAAAGAGGATACTTTTTCTAACGTTATTTTTGATTAGAATATAAAATCTTTCTTGGTTTAGTTTCACCTCTTTTTAAACTCAAAATATATTGATTTAGTACAGCGCTCATAGTTGTACTTTCTTCTCTAACATACACTCTGAGCCAATCTATGAGGCTTTCTTCTATTGTGAATGAATATTTCTTTTTCATACCGATAAAATCCCTACATTGTATATATTATAAATATGGAAATATTAAACTTTTAATATTTATAGAATATGAGTATCGTTAAAAAGTTCAAAGAATTAAATGAATTAGATAAGTTAGATGTCTTAGTTGACGACTTTGGTACTTCACGCCATTTTATAATAAGTGATTTTCCTGAAAGTCTGCCTCAAGGAAGAAGTTCGTTTCTAATAGAAACAGGTCCTTTTATGAAAGATAATGTCGAAATTAAAATCGACTTTATTGACGCTGATGGGAACTCTATTTACTATGAACCTATAGAAGACCATTTAGAGGGTACTGCGAGAAGAATAACGGTTGAGATTTATAATGATACAGCACCTGGCGTTGCAAATCTTGTTATTGTTGGTGAGTTAGATTCTATACCGTTAAGTGAAGGAATACTATCGGAAGTTGAAGAAGTACCTGATGATTGGAAAGATATATACAATGTAAGGCTCACAAAAGAAGTAATCATAAATACTACTGAAGTAAATACTGAACCAATTAGGTTTTACACACAACCAAAAGTTTCGGTTAGTGAAAAGAGATTGGGTAGTTTAGTCAGAACAGAATCAACAGCATCATTAACATCATCGTTTACAAGTATAGAGGGTGGTGGGTCTTCTGGTTTTGATTTTACAGTTTTCAATGTTACTGAACCACCGCAAGGTTCTTTGTCTGAAACCGAAAATAAAAATATAGCACCAAAATCAAAAACTGATTCAATTTATAAACTCGGAAATTCTTTTAAGAACAAAAAGGGCACTGTAAAAAATAGTGTATTTAAAAGAGTTGGACATATTGCAAAATCAGAATCTCCAATAGAGTATCCATATAATTTTAAAATAACTAATTCGGATGAGTTCAAAACAAAGGATATTGGTGGAACAATAATTCTTAAAACAATTGATAGTACAAAGTATACGGAACAGCAATTTATAGATTCTGGTTTAACCTTTCCACCTGTACTAAATAACTACACTGCATCTATTGCAGAATTAGAAAATAATAAAGTTGCGTACTTAGAAAAACCTTTTACTAATACTAATAATAAAGGTGAAGAAGTCATTCTACCTTTTTTTGGCACAATCGAATTATCAAAACAAACAGAACCAACATCTTCTTACAGCACATCAAATATAATTTCATACGCAGATGTATCAATAGAAAATATGAGAACCTTTTCGGGTGATGTTTACCTTGCAAAAGTTCTTGTTCGTAGTGAAGGTTCTTTTGACGATTTCAAGTTATTAGCAGAAGTTCCTATAGAGTCAACAGAATTGATGGTGGATTCTACTTCAGTAGGATTATCAGAGAGGGTTGGGTATTTCGAAAACCAAACAGATATAAATACTTACTGGGAAGTTGATGGTGGAACGTTAACATATTCTAACTCTCCTCTACTTGATGGAGTTTATGTTTCCGGTAGTAATACAATAAGATTTGAACTTAAAGATGCATATAACATAGATTTGACTAAAAGTATTGATTATACCCTATCATTTAAAGCTTATTCAGAAAATGGTTTAGATGATAGTTCTCTAGTTCTAATCTACGCTTCAGGTTCTTCTTTTTATCATTCACAACAAAAATATATCGATGAAAAGACAAATCAAGAAATTGTAGAAGGAAGTGAATATGGTTATAGATTTGGTTCATTGGAAGTTGATAATCAATCTGAAAAAGACTTTGGTTTGGTTACTCATAATTTTACACCAACGAAAACAGGTAATGCAATTGTTCAATTTAGAGTTGTAAGAGGAACTTGGTATTTTTCTGATATATCTGTAAAACCATCCGAAGATACAGGATTTTCACCATCAACATTTACATTCCAAAAAGAGATGCCATTAGAGTATCAACATAAAAGACCAGACACATTTGAATTTTTGGTGGAGTTCTATGATTCGAACAATAACATAGCAGATAGTCTCGCACTTACTACAGGCTCTGTATTTACAGGAGGTAATTTCGTATTGTCTGGTACTGATAATATACAAAGTGGAGATATGTTCTTAGGTGGAGATAGTACAGGTAGTGGTATTCACTTTGGTGGTGTAGATTCTATTATGCCTGAAACAGGTGAGTCTGGTGCGGAAGGTTCAGGATTTATTCGTTCAATTGGTTATCAAGGTTTTGTATCAGCATCAGCACAATCAGGTTCATATGGATTTATGATTTACAGTGGTTCTGTGTTACCAAATAGTGGTGACAATTACGCTGGTGTTGGTTTAGAATTGGTTGGTGCGAGTGGTTCACTAAAGTTCAGAACCAATCCAAGTTTATTTGAAGTAAAAGCCGATGCTTTCTTTGTTGGAAATCAAAATCTACAGTTTATAAGTGGTTCGTCTGGTGCAGTAGAAATAAGTTCATCTAATTTTCATTTAACACCTGAAGGTAATGTTACGATGAGTGGAACCATTACGGCGACCGCTGGAAACATAGGTGGATTTGAGATTACCGATGAAGCAATTTCAAGTCCTGATGGTTCTCTAATATTAAGCGGTTCTGGAAATATAACAGGATCAGATGTTCTTTTTACAGGTGGTAAGATAAGTGGTTCGAACTTAGAGATAAACGTACAGAATGTAACGATGAGTGGAAGTTCCGTTTCCATTGAATCCCCAAAGTTTTTCTTAGGAAGTTCTCAACAATTTATTTCAGGTTCAAATAGTAATATAGAAATAAGTTCATCAAAGTTCCATTTGAACCCAACTGATAATATATTAGTTATGAGTGGTTCTATAAATGCAACAGATGGTAAAATAGGCGGATTTTCTATCGGTTCAACTTCACTATCTGCAATTTCAACTGGTACTCAAGTAAAGACAGTAAGTCTCTCAACAAGTGGTATGACAGTTAAGACTGATGATAACAGTGCAAATACCAGAGCTGTATTACAAAATAAAGCAGAAGGTGATAAGGTCACAAATAATTCGAGATTTTTTCCTGATAATACAGACTTTTCGCGTTTTACAAGAATTGATATAGGAGTTGGTGTTCAAAAAGGTTTACCAACTTTTAAGTCAGCAGCTTCGGATGGTGGTAGTGCTGAGTTTAGATACGCAAATGCATTCGGAGAACCATTTACTAAAAATCAGCCATTTGGTGGCCCTTGGGGATTTCCACATAGTGAGAGTATCACTATATCAATAGCATCTGGTAGTTTTGCGGATAAAAACAAAGGTGTAACGATGATTTACACAGTTGAACATCAGACGGTTGGCGACGTTGGTATTGATACAGGTTCAAATGCAGAGGTTTTGAGGATAGGTAAAGTTTCTGATACGGGCGGTGATTTTAATGACAGTACTGCAGCCCCTAATAGAATTTTCCATTATGGTATAAGTGGTTCATCCGCAACCACTGCATCTTTTGCTAATTTCATAGTCGGTGGTAATTTAGAAGGACAAAGTGGAACTTTAACAATACCAAGCACACTGAGATTAGGAGATATCAGTAACGTATCTGCTTCGATAGCTGCAGCAGTCGCTGGTGGTGATAATATGGGTAATCACACAGCTACACAAGATATAAATTTAGATAGTAACAATATCACAAATGTTGATACTATTACTGCAACAAATGTAAATGCAGCGAAAATTACTGCCACAAGTATTAACACAACAAATATCACATCATCGATAGTAACTGCTTCAATTGTTCAGACAAGTGGTTCAAATATTTTTGGAGATGCAATATCAGATACACATACATTTAATGGACATATAACCGCAAGTGGAAACATAAGTTCAAGTGCTAATATAACAGGTAATATTCTAAATGTAAAAACAAGAGTTCAAGCCATAGGTTCTTCCTTAGAGTTTGCAGGTAATACATTAGATTTTGTAGATGGTAGTTCTACGAGTTATCTTTTCAGAGGAATAGCTGCTGGTGCTTTTGAAGCATATCACGCAGGTAATAAAAAATTAGAAACAGCAGCAGGTGGTATAAATGTAACTGGACACATAACTGCAAGTGCAAATATAAGCGGTTCATCTACCTCAACTGGTTCGTTTGGTTTGATTAAAGCAGTAAGTTCTTCACTATCAAATATAAACCTTGGACAGGCTGGAGAGATGG